AGATCTATTCCTAAGATCCGCGCTCTACGGTCTATAACCCTAAGCACAAAGTCTGCCGCTCTCAAATTACCTTCTACTGCCGGTTCCCAATAGGTGCGTTGTAAAGCATCTAAGCGATCCAGTTCAATGCGCCTTGCTTCATCTGTTGGCTCTTGCAGTGTTCTCTGGCATGCGCGTTGATAAGCCTTCCAAGCGCCCATAGCCGTTGCGTAATTAACCACTTCTGCAATTTGTTGCCATGTCTTACCTTCACGGCGCAGTTCAACAACCGCTAGTTCACGGTCTAACTGCTCTGGTTCAGGTGTCTTTATACCCATGTATCTACTGTAATGTGATAGAAAACTTTACGCAAAGTGAGATAAAAACTTTATTCAATGAACGCTCTGCCTGTCCTCATAAGGTTAATACGGGCATCTAGTAGTTCATCAATGCTTACTTGCAGATCTTCTTTTTTCTTCCAGTCCATGCGGTTGCCATAGGTGTCAGTCTTTAGTAATTGATTGACATAGGCAATTGTTTCATCTATGTCAGCCAATGTGACTTCATCAGTGATAACTACGGGCATGAGCAAATACTACGATTGCTTACGGCTCTTTGCTTTAATTTCCATTTCATGTAAGTCAAACAAGTTTTCTATCTTTTCCGCTAAATCATCTTTGCCTTTAACGCGTAATTTATCTGCTATTGCACCTAACGCATAAAGAACTTCAGGATCTTGACTAATCACCACTCTAGCCCAAACCAGAATGGTCCTAAGTCAATGCTTAGTGCGTAACGGTCAATGCTGAACCCAAGTGCTACACGCTTCCAGTTCATACCAACATGGATCCAATAACGCCCCGCCATAATTTCTTTATTCATTTACAGCCTCCTTTGATCGTAGGAACTCTAATAACTGTTCAACAATTACTACATCACGCCCATCTATGTGATGGTGAAACTCACCAGCAAACGCTTCAATCTCTCTAATGACACTTGCGCGTTCTGTCTGCTTAATGATGTTAAGCATAGAAATTACATTATTAACATCAGCCATTGGTGCGGGCATCTCGCTTTGACTTGTAAGCCTCTACATCTTCACGCTTGTAGTAAACATTGCGCCCTGATTTTTCCACCCATGTAATTGTTTTACGGTGTTGGATCTGGCGTAAATTATTCATAGTGATCCCAAGGATCTGTGCTGTTTCTGCCGCGCTAATCAATCCATCAGTTACCATGGAAATGCCCCCTCATTGTCTGTGCTTACTTTGTTACTTTTAACTAACCGTGGAAGTAAGCCAATTTGGTCAGCCACGATTTCAAGACTTGTTTTCTCTTTGCCTTCTTTGTCTGTGTAGGTGCTTTGCTTTAGTTCACCTGTAACAATTACAGAGTCACCTTTTTTGATTGCATCAACGGTTGCTTCTGCTTTTGTTCCAAACTGCACTACACGGAACCACATAGTTTCACCATCAACCCACTGATCACCTTGCTTAGAGCGTGGTGTGTAAGCAACAGAAAGAGTTACAAACGCTGTATTACTCTTTGAAAACTTTAGTTCCGGATCAGAACCTACATTGCCTTTGACTTGAATGTTCATTTAATCGCCTTCCATTAGTGTGCCAACTGTACCGTCATTATGTAATAAAACAATTCTGCCGTCTGGTAGAACCATTGGTGTTTTGTCTGGTTCATTCCATGAAGAAACCATAAAACCTTTATCAGTAGCCCAAGTTGGATTACTGTGAATACTGTTAGTGCCTAAATTATGGCAACTGTGATGCACCCGGATCAAATTGGAAGGCGTGTCTTTGCCGCCACGGGATTTGAGTTTGCGGTGGTGTAGCGCCATTGACTCCTGCGCTAGACCACCACACGCCTCACAATAATTGCCGGCTCTAGCCGTAACTATTTCAACTACTTTCTTATCAATACCAACCACCCCTTAGATCTGCACCGGCTTTGCGCTTCCAAAATTCCCAAGCGCCGCAAGGTGTGGAATAGCGTTTATAGATGTAACGCAATCCCGCCTTGATTTGAACCTGTGGATCTTTAGGGCGAACAGGATAACCATAATTTACCCAAGTTGAATTAAGAAATTGGGGAATTCCAAACGCCGTACTGTGCGGATTAGCCGCATGAGCGCGCCACCCGCTTTCTTTATGCCAGAGCATGTCCAAGCACTTAAATTCACGCTTTGCGTTATCCCATTGTTGAGTTACAAGGTGTAAAGCAAATTGTTTTGGAGCCATAGCCCGTAACACTTGTTCTTGTGTTTTTAGTGGGGCTTGCGCTTCTGCTCCCGGCAATACAACAAACCCAACCGCAATAACGGCTACTAAAAGGATTTGTTGAAAACGCTTCAGGCTTTAGCCTTTGGCTCCTTTGCCACAACAGCCGCAATCATTTGTACCGTAAACCCAATCACCGCAGTTTTTACAACGGTTTACATTCTGGTCCATGATTTACCCCTTTCAGGTTATTGTTTGGACTGTCTTATTTTATCTGTAATTTAGGCGCTAATGGGTGATCAAAGGTTTTTGAATGGGCTGTGCCGTTTGGCTCTACAAGCACAATCTCACGCCACATACGGCAAGTTCCATGATCTACAAACCGGTTGTAACTATTCACTGCGTCTATGGCGTTACTAAACTTGCGTGTATAAGTTACAGATCCATCTTCAACAACTTGTAACATAAATTCATAATCTTTTGTTGCACACATTTTGCTACCTTTCCTCTGCATAATTAAATGAATGATTACATTTCTTGCACTGTACTGACTGATCTACATTGCCTCTATCATCAGTTTCAAAATCTTCTTTCCATACAGCGTCACATTTCTTGCCTTCTTGCTCGCAATCCTCACAACGCTCATTGCAGACTATTTCCCGCGTAATGGTTTCTGAATAAATCCCTGAACCCATCATGGAAGTCATGGTGTTATTACCAAATCAATCATCTTTGAACATGATCCATAGCCAAATGTGTTGCCGGGCATGTTGCCTACATAGCAAAGATCTCTAGTTGCGTAAGTAAACATGCTCACAACCATAATTACGGTAATCCATAAAACCGTGTAACCGCGTCTGGTGAGTTTCATACACATGTTCTTTCTTCTTGAACTTTGCGTACGGCTAAAACCATAGCGCCCGGAATAGATGCTTCTACTAATTGAAGGATCTGCTCACGCTGTAATGCGTTAATCATTGACTTGCTTTTATTAACAGGGATTTCAAAATCCTCTTTGTCAATAAACATTTCTACTTTGAACTTCATTTGCTTGCCTCCTTGGGTATAGATACTTTTACTACATTTTTTACTTCAGGAATGTTTGCTAATAACTTAGAAACACTGTCCCAAATGTAATCCCGCTTTGCTTCTTTGATCCTTCTTTGACCGGGGTGATCCGCGTTGGAACTTTCACCCAACCCTTCTTGCACCGGTATGCCAAAAGTATCAAAATCAACTTCAATAATTACAAGCGCTTTAGTCATAATCACACCCCTTTTTCTTTATTATCGTAAGGATTGCCTGCGCGGAATTCAGCAGGTATAGATTTAATGCACTCTGATCCAACAGGGAACCAACCCATGTCACCGCCATCAATTGCTTTGTCATAATCTTCAGGGTGAACGATCAAAGCACCACCAGCGCCAACTTGAACTCCATTTGAATTGCCTTGCTTTGATGTATCGCGCCCACAAAATACGCAACATAAAAATGAAAAACCTGATGAATTGTTTTGCTTGTCTTGATACTTCTCACCAAAAAGATTGTCAGTTTCAAAAGCGCGGTATTCTTCTTTTGTGCGGTAATTGATACCTGTTACAACTGCTCCTGTTATAGCCATTTGTTGCCTCCATGTTTGGGGGGCGCTTGCCCCTTGTGGTCTAAGTATTACGGATTTTTGAAAGAATTACAAGGACCTTTTTAACTATTTTTTTCCCAAGCACCGGCGGCAAAGCATTGGGTGGATCTTGTCCTGAAATGGGCTGACATGGATTGGAGCCGCGTTTGTGTCCATGATCGCGTTGTGGCAAGAAGCAACACCCGTAATTTTGTCCACGGTATGCCACTTACCACCAGCAGGAGCAGGGTAAAAAATGTATGTACGGTTGCGCATTAGATTGCTTTCTTTGTGTAGCGAACTTGTGAAAATTTAATGCCTTTTTCTTGCGCGTATGTGCGCTTTGCTTCATTGATTGCTTTGCGTTGAATTTTTGCTTCACCTGTTAGTTGCAAGAAAGCAACAACATTTGCAAATGATTGTGCAATTTCTAAATCATCAGCACATGCGTAAAGTGCTAACCATTCTGCGGCTCTGTAAAGATCGCTCACTGATGGTGCTTCTGGTGTTACATCACCATTAACAATTGCTGTTTCAACTGTATCTGTATCAGCAGATGCTAATTCTGTTCCGTAGTTGTAGTTCTTGTAATCCATTGCCTTGCCTCCATGTCTTTGCCCCTTTGGGCTATGGCACAAGTATAACCATAGTTACGGGTTTATCTCAACATTTAAGCAAGGTTTTTTGGAAGTTTTGCACCCACTTTTACGCTCACGCCGGGGGTTCCGTACTCCTTAGTAGCCGTGATCCGTGTCACTTGCCCATCATCACGGTACGCAACGGCTGTGAGAGCGTCTAGGACCGCTCTAATGAGTTTATCTAGGTCAGGAGCCACTGAAGGCTCTGAACGGGTCACAGTGCG